CCAAACATTCTACCAACTAATTTTTGATAACCTGCAAACATTTCATACGTGGCCAAACCACCCATCATACTGCCACTCATTAAATAAGTATTTGTATAAGCTAAATTAAACGGTTCAAATAATGTACCACCTGCTCCCATTCCAGATCGGGATCCAATTGCTCGACGAAATACTTGACGCACTTCAATAATTTCATCAGGTAGGCGATATTCATTTTGATCTTGAATTAATTCTAAAAAGCTATAGCTTTCCTCTACTGCATTTGAGCTACGTTGGCGATATCTAGCTAAAGCTCTATTTAATGCAGTTTCATAATGGATAGGATCTAAGTCTAGATCCACCATCCCGTCCCCTAACATTGCACGGACGTACTCAAATACTTTATTACGTTCAATCATTGAAGTTGCTTCAGACATATTAATTCTCCTTATTTATATATTTAGTAAAACATGTACAGATAAAGTGATAAATATCAAATAAAGTAAGGAGTTAAGTGTGCCAAGATTATCATTATTTCGCCCAGAAAAAGGCAACAATTATAAGTTTTTTGATAAACAAATAAGCAGAATGTTTCAAGCTGGGGGAGTAGATGTTTATTTACATAAGTATCTTGGGCCAAAAGTTAATACAACTGGAACTGCTGATCAACCAATATATGATTCGTTAGATGTAACAAATATTCAAGATTTGTTATTTTTAGAAAATAGAGATAGAAAATACGACGAAGAGATTTATAAACTTCGTGGTTTTTATAAGGTTTCAGATATTGATTTTAATTTAAGTCAGTTTGGTATGTTTATAGATAATGATACCTTATTCATGACAGTTCATATTAATGATTTTATTTCATTTATTGGTCGTAAACCAATGAGTGGTGATGTCTTTGAATTACCCAACTTAAAAGATGATTTTGCACTAAATGATTATGACATTAGTCTTCCTAGATATTATGTAATAGAAGATGTTGGAAGGGCCAGTGAAGGATTTAGTGTTACTTGGTATCCTCATCTGTATAGATTAAAACTTAAAAAAATAACTGATAATCAGCAATTTTCAGACATATTAGATAAACCCGCATCTGAAGATAGTAATTTTACGTTACGAGATTTATTAAGCACCCATCGTAAAGAAATGGAAATTAGTAATCAAGTTTTAGCTCAAGCAGAAGCAGATGCACCTTTAAGTGGATATGAAACACAGCAGTTTTATACATTAGCAATGGATCCAGTAACTAATAGAGCAATGATAGTTACTGCAGATTCTGATTCCAATGCAAGCAGTGGCGGGTTATTGGCAAGTGAAGTCAACGCAAAACCATTAAAGGATGGGTATTCTGGTTATTTGTTAGGAGATGGAATTCCATATAATGGTTATAATTATGGACAAGGAATTCAATTTCCAAATAATCCAGAAAATAATGATTTTTTCTTACGTACTGATTTTTTGCCAAACCGATTATTTAAATTTATTGATAACAAATGGTCAAAAGTAGAAGATGCAGTTAGAACAACAATGACAAATACAAATACAAGAGATACTTTAAAATTTGGATTTATTAATAATACAAAATTCATATATCACGATGTAATTGGCACGGATGATGTTAGACTTTTAACTAATGATATTGTTGTAGTAACTAATATTAATTATGTTAATGCACCGTATGTTGTTTTGAAGGAAAGTATTTCTGAATTAGATTTTTCACTAGCAGATCATCCTAATTTAATAGAAAATAGATTAGTAAATGGTATTGAAAAAATTGTTATTCATTTACCAATTATCAACAATATTCAACAAACCATACCATATGATGGTGTTTGGACAGTTTCTTTATATAATACTAGGGAAAGTCAGCGTCAAAGTCTTTCCAAAGCACTAAAACCAAAGGCGGATTTCTAATGGCACAACATTTTTATGATGGGATAATACGTAGATACATAAATCAAGTAATGCGTGTGTTTGGTAATTTTGTAGTAAAATACGAAGATGGAACACTTGTTCAAGTTCCTGTTTTATATGGTGATGCTGACAGACAAGTTGCAAATATAATCCGTCAAAATTCAGAAAACATTATTAATTCATCTCCTAGAATTAGTGTGTATGTAACTGGTTTAAAGTTAGATAATACAAGATTAGCAAATGCATCCCATGTTAGTGCAGTAAATATTAGAGAACGTGGCATAGATTCATCAAATACGTATACAAATGCACCTGGTAGGAATTATACCGTTGAACGGTTAATGCCCACTCCTTTTATGCTATCATTAAAAGCAGATATATGGACATCTAGCACTGATCAAAAATTACAGTTAATGGAACAAATTTTGGTGTTATTTAACCCTAGTTTAGAAATACAAACCAATAATAATTTTATTGATTGGACAAGTTTATCTGTGTTAAATTTATCTGACATAACTTGGTCTAATAAATCTATACCAGTTGGTCCTGAATCAAATATTGAGTATGCAACAATATCCTTAGACACGCCTATATGGTTAAGTCCACCAGTAAAAGTAAAACATTTGGGCGTAATAACTCGTATTGTTGCAAATAGTAATTTTGATATAAGTGATCCAATGAATACAAATGACAGCTGGGATAAGAAAACAATAACAGTTGATAATTTTAAAGTAATTGTAAATGGTAATCACGTTATTCTTGTTGATCCATCTGAAATTATTGAAAATGAATTTTCACATTTAGATATTCCAGTTAAACATGGTTCTTCAATTAATTGGGATAGTATTTTAAATCTTTATCCCTCGTTATATTTTCCTAATGCAAGTAGAATATATTTACAACAGCCTGGTGGTTCAGAAGTATCAGGAACAATATCTGTTGACGAATTTAATAATAGTATTTTGACAGTAAATTGGGATTTAGATACATTGGTTTCAAATACTGGTATAGATTCCAATGGTAAACTAGATATAGATATTGGTTATAACGCATCAGCTTCTTTTAGACCGTTAAGCCCAGGGACATTTGATGCTATAATTGATCCTACTTCGTATAATCCAAAAAGACCAAATAATGAATCAAGTGACCAACTAATTCCAACGGGAAAACGGTTTTTAATTATTGAAGATATTGGCAATATTTTAAATTTATCTGGCCCTGATGCTTGGAAATCTGTAGCTGGTATAGATTTTTATGCACATGCAAACGATATTATTGAGTATACTGGGGAACGTTGGGTCGTAATTTTTGATTCAAATTTGGAACATGATACAATATTATGGCAAACCAATATTCATACAAATGTTCAGTATATATGGAATGGTGTATATTGGAATAAAAGTTTTGAAGGTGTTTATGAGGTAGGAAAATGGAGATTGGTACTATAAATCATAAAGATCCAATTATTGCATCTGGTGCATTATTTTATTCTAAAAAAACACAAAGAGTGCTATTACTTCAAAAAACTCATGGCAAACATCAAGGAACTTGGGGTTTAGTTGGAGGGACTAACATGTCTTATGAAACACCATGGCAAGGGTTGTGCAGAGAAATAGTTGAAGAAATTGGTACTCATCCAGTTATAATAAAGACAATACCATTAGAAACTTTTGTTTCAACTGATTCTATTTTTAGTTTTCATACGTACTTATGTATCATCGAAGATGAATTTATTCCAGTATTAAGTGATGAACACTGTGGATGGGCGTGGTCCAATATCTCAAATGCTCCACGCCCACTACATCAAGGTTTAAAAAATAGTTTCTCTAATAAAATAATAAGAACTAAATTACAAACTATATTTGAATTGATAGAGCTAATATATTAAGGTTGTTCTAATATCTTTACCCGTTCTGTTAATTCTTTTACTGCTTCAACTAATACACCAATAATACCGTTATAATTTAATGATTTTACATCATCATCAGAATTTACTAGCTCCGGTAAATACTTTTCAACATCCTGGGCAATTAAACCGGCAGATTTTAAGTTATTTTCCTTCCATTTAAATGTTACTCCATTAATACCTGATATAATATTTAATGCATTTTCTATTTGTTTTATATCTGTTTTTTTATTTTTATCAGATGTAGAATTAAAAATAGATGCATTTAATGTTCCAGATAGAGGATAATAATACAAATTTGTAGACATGTACGCAGTACTCCAAAATTCACCGGATGTCACTGATGTTGAAGAGCCTATGTAATGTTTAGTTACTGATAACTCGTCAGTGCTAATCGGAATATTACCAGATTTCCAAGTACTGTTATCTGCCAAAAATAGATTCCCAGCAGTACCTGAACCACTGCCCAATGATTTTGCTGGTACATAAGAATTCCCACTAGATCCACTTGTTACATTGGCTCCCAAAATATTAAGATTGTCTACTGGTGTAGTAGATGCGACCTTTATTGGAGCAATCCCAGTAGCAACAGATGATTCAAATGATTTAGCATATATTGCTGCTGCACTAGAAACAGTACCAGCTCCAGCTGGTGTTAATGTTAAATCAGTATTTGATGTTCCGTTTTTAACAGTAATAGAATTAGTAGTAGCAGTTAAACCAGTAGTAGATGTTCCTATAATAAATCCGGCACTATTAGTTACATTAACATATGCAGAAGTGCTAGATGGCTGTAATATTAGATCAGTGGTAGAACTGGAAGTAACAGAGATCTTATTAGTAGTCAACGTTAAATTAGTAGTTGACCCGATAACAATAGTAGACGAAGACCCAGATACAGTTAAAGTGCCAGTGCTTGGTACATAAGTAAAACCTTTTGAAACATTACCAGTACTCCAGTTTCCAGCAGTAGAATCGGATGAACCAATGTATAGTGTTACATTATTATTATTTTCACTTAATGCTATAGCTGAGTTGGCGGCTTGGCTGACTGGTGCCCATGATTGATCATCACGTAAAAATAAACTTCCGGGTGTAGTGCTAGTATTTGATCCTAAAGATTTTGCAGGAATAAATGAATTTCCATCACCAACATTCACATTTGTTTGTGCAATTATATGACAACTAAATGTGTTAGGACCTTGAGTACCATATGAAAGTAAGTTTCCAGTACTATCATAAACTTGGATGTCATTGGAGGTGGTTGGTGGTGCTTTAACAATATTCGCATATCCAGTGACGGGGGCCTTCATTAAAACATTTTCACTGTATAATAAAATTGCTGGAGTCGATCCTGTGTTATTTATTGGTATAGTATAATAGTCAGTGATAGAAATTGTACTGCCATTGTATGTCCCAGTTGCTGTACATGAATACGTGTTTGTAAATAAAGAAGCGTAATCTACTGATGTAGTAACTATATACGAGCTTGTGTTAGCTCCATTAATAATCGAACCGTTTATATACCACTTATACGTGACGCCCGTTATTAAACCATTTGCAGTGTTTATTGTAATTGACGACGGTGAAAATGTACCATTTACATTTTTTTTAAAAGTATCCCCAGATGAAGTAATATAAAAATATGGTGCTTGAACTGCTTGCGTTGTTGAAGACCTAGATACAATATACGTTATAGTACTTGTTATTGGTGTTAAATCATATCCTTTTGAATCACGTGGTGTAATAACAACAACTATTGATCCGGTATCTGCACTCATAGAAACTAGATCAGGAATTGTAAAAGTGTTACCTGAACCAGTTCCAGGTGTTCCAGCAGTTATATTAGCACCTAATATATTGAGGTTATACACAGGCATTGTAGATGCAACCTTAATAGGTGTTGCCGGTGATGTTGCACTTAACTCCAACGTTGGTGCGTTAAAATTATTATTTGAAACTACATGACCACTTCCTGATCCATATAAAGTTAAGTCTTTATCATTACTACCATTGTTAAGAGTAATCGTCCCACCGGCAGTCATTGTTAAACCAGTAGTTGATGATCCTATAATAAATCCAGAGCCACCTGTTACAGTAACATATCCAGTACTTGATGGACTTAATAATAAATCACCTGGTTGACTATTATTATTTCTAGTAATTCCA